TGTCTTGCCCGCGGGCAAGTGCCCATTCTCCTTTTAGCGGTTAATTACTCCGCTTCTATTGACACACTCTGCAGAAGTGCATCTCTAGACTTTCCTTACCACGAATTCATTGGCTTGTATACTTAGACTGGCAAGTAAACCGGCTTAAAGCCAAAGACTTCGCACCGGTATAATACACCATGGATCTCAAACTCATCATTGACCATAGATGACCGGTGGCCAATATAACGGCCAAAATGAGTACGCAGAGGCTGCATTACTTCTACATCGTCACTATAATCTTTATTCTCAAACTCTTCTTCAGAGACGGGATCAATAAGCATGGGGCCCTTGGACCAAGAACCAAAGACATTTTGAGTACGCTCAAAGGCGTATTCCAATGCCGCATCAGTATTCATGCTCGGAAGAGCATCGACATTTGCAATATGCACGCGCCCACCCGAGAGTTCGTCGATATGATAAACTGCCACGATAGCCATTAGTTTTTCCCTTGTTTCCTTTGATGTCCCATCATACCATGGGAACGAATTAATGTCAATGGCCTGAGCCAAGGTTACCCATTCTTGAGGCAGGTAACCTTGGCCAGGGACTCGAACCGAGTTGCATTGGCTCGACGAAGCTTAGCAATCTTGAGAACCATACGAAGACTGGTTTCACGAAGACGGTCGAAGTTCTTAATCACGAAGTTCATGACGTCAGACTTCTGTTCTTCAGTGTAATCATCGAGAAGACCAGCTTTGACGACTTGCTTGATACGGATGAGGTAGTCACGCTTAGTCTTCATGGCGAGATCGATGTAATGGGACCGAGAAACAAGAGCACCGAAGTGAGGTGCAAGCTTGTGACCCTTGTCGATCATTGCATCCATGTCGTAGTTGGTAATAAAGATGACAGTACCTTGGAACTGGAAGCGACGAGGAATGATGTCGCCATCTTGGTCCTCAAACTTAGCTTCAGTCATCCAAGAGATCATACGCTTGTCAGACGAGTCAGTTGCAGCCTTGATAAGGTTAAGAGACACATCGTCGAAGAAGATGCTGTCGGCATCGTCAAAGACCACGACACAACCGGGATGCCTATGCTCATAAAGAGCACGAAGCAGACCAGTAGCACGAACATAGCCCTTGATCTGAGTACTACGAACACCTTCCGGATCATACTCATTGAGCACTTGCTCGACAGTAAACGACTTGCCGAGACCTGCAGGGCCAGAGACAATGAGACCACGAATGGTACCATCTACTGCGGCATATGCAAGATCACTGAGAACACTGAAGCGTTCGTGCAGCTTAGCTTCAATTTGCTCATCCGTTTCATTAGAGACAGCTTGAGCGAAAGAAGAAACGTTACGAGCTTTGTCACGGTTATAAACGCCACGAGGCATATTGAGATGTCCTTTGTTTGGTTGGTTTGATAAGGCTATTATATCTGGTAGGCTAATTAATGTCAATACCGCGGAGCTAGATGATCCACATCAGCTGATCCGACTGACATCATAATCACGACTAAGATAAGCCCAGCTATGGCAAAGATCACAGCTGCAGCCTCAAGGGCAAACCTAATGTAGCGGTTCATGTGGATTCCTTTTCCTTTTGTAAGACCATTCTATATGGTAGGCCAATTAATGTCAATGGGCTCAGACGTAATGAGTCAGATTGTCAAACTCACGTCCGGCGGGCCAGGTCCATACAGTATACACAGCTAGCTTAGCCCACACAGCACAATCACGCCGAGTAGTACCAGAGATAGAGTTCCACCGACCAGAAGTCTTGCCATAGTTATAGCGAGGGCCAACATAAAAAGTCTTGACCTTATACTTCTTGCCAGTGACTTTACTCAGCTTATTCAGCTCAGCCTTAAGTACATCTCGAGCATAGTCGAGTTTATGGATAGGGATAGGAGTGTAGCCAACTGGAGTTTTGGGAGTGTAATTCTTCATGCTTCCATTCCTCTTTTGTAAGACCATTCTATATGGTAGGCCAATTAATGTCAATCCGCCTTGTCGTTTTTATGACGAGAATGACGACTGAAGCTGCCCTTTCCCTTTTTAGCCTTAAAGATCAAGGCCTTATTGGCTTTATGGGCATTCTTGGCTATTGGGTTCTGGCTCATGTTCCAATTCCATAATTAATTCCATAAGAGTATTATATTAGGTAGGCCAATTAATGTCAATATCTTTTTTTTCTTATAAATATTAAAATATGGGAGTTTAATATGGCAACTTTAAAGACCGAATATCAAGTTCAACCCACATTATACATAGATATACCTACGAACTTCGATATTCATCCAGTCAAAGGCGATATTGTTTTAATAAAAAATGATGAAGCCGTCAAGCGTTCTATTATTAATATTGTAAGAACATCTTTATTTGAAAGACGTTTCCGCCCAGATTTTGGCTGCAATGTTGTTGGACAACTCTTTGAAAACTTTAATGACAACACCATTTACATGGTACAGCAAAGTATTATATCAGCTATAAACAGCTATGAGCCTAGAGCTAAACTTATCGATGTTACAGTTTCATCTATTGATGGAAATGATAATTCATTAGCAGCAACAATAACATTTGCGATTAATGGGGCATCACAACAAACTACTTTAACAACCACACTTGGTGTCAGTCTTGTTAGATAAATAATTGACGCCTTCACTTATTAATTGAGATAATTCATGTCATCAAACAGTGCACTTGTAACATCTAGTTTAGATTTTGATACAATCAAGGCTAATTTAGTTACATATCTACAGGGTCAACCTCAGTTTAAAGGCTACGACTTTCTTGGATCTAACTTATCAGTACTGATAGATCTATTAGCATACAACACTTATTATAATAATTTCTACACAAACATGGCCATCTCGGAAGCATTCCTTGACTCGGCACAAATCATGGACTCAGTAGTATCCCGTGCTAAGGAACTTAATTACACTCCTAGATCTAAAAGATCTGCCACAGCACAGATTACCTTAAGTGTAACTCCACAGCCTGATAATGTTGGTAACTATCCAGCAAACATATATATTCCAAAATACTCTCAGTTCAGCTCTAGAATTGACACGAGTATCTTTACATTTACTACAGATCAAGACATTGTTCTTAATTCAGTTAATAACTATACTACATCTAATATATCTATCTATGAAGGCACTGTAGTAACAGAGCAGTTTGTATATGATAGCACATTAACTGATCAGAAGTTTTTATTAAGCAATCCTAATATTGACACAACAAGCATTTCAGTTCATGTTCTAAATTCATTAACTGATACTAATAATACTGAGTTCATTCAAGCATCTACTCTTCTTGGATATAATAATGCTTCAAAGATCTTCTTTATCCAAGGCTCATCTAATGGAAGATATGAGTTAATCTTTGGTGATGGTAATATTGGTCAAGCATTAATCAATGGTAATGTTATAAGTGTTACATATAGAGTCTGTGCAGGATCAAATGGTAACTTATGCAAGACTTTTATTCCAATCAATGGCATTGGTGGATATGGTCAAAGCCAAATAGGCGTAAAAACTGAGCTGTCTTCATATGGCGGATCTGATGCAGAAACCATTGACTCTATTAAGTATAATGCACCAAGACATTACCAAACACAGCAGCGCGCAGTAACCAATGATGATTATCGTATCATTCTTCTTCAAAAGTTTCAGAACATCAGAGCTGTGAATGTATATGGTGGTGAAACAGTATATCCTCCTAAGTATGGATACGTGTATGTTTCAGTAGATCTGAATAATGTAATAGGTGTTCCAACTAGCGTAGCAGATCAGATTGCAGCATATCTTTTAAACTATATGCCTATTTCAATTAAGCCTATTGTAATTTCACCAGATTATATGTATATTGAGCCTACAATCAATGTAAAATACAATCTAAATCTTACAACACAAAGCACCGGTGATATTCAGTCAACTATTCTTGCAACAGTTGTTGCATTCAATAATGATAATCTTAATGACTTCAATATTCTATTCAGATATAGTAAGTTAGCAGCTGCAATTGATAACTCAGATCCTTCAATCTTCAGTACTGATCTTGAAGTCCGTATGACTAGACGATACACACCTACAATAAATCAATCTGAGGTTATTTCAATTAACTTCGAGAATCCTTTAATTGCTGGTTCAGTAACTTCAACAGCATTTACATATAACAATGTATCTGGATTCTTTAAAGATATGGGTGATGGTACTATTGCAATTGTAAGTGGTATTGGAACATCCGGTGGAACACCAGTAAGTAGTTCTAAAGTATCAACACTTCAAGTTAATGTAGGTACTATTAATTATGACACTGGATTAGTATCAATTAACTTCCCAGCCGTATCTGCCTTTGTTGGAAATTATGTAAATATCTATGCTAAATCTTCTACACCAGATTTTAGTGTTAATACCAACAGCGTATTACTTATAGATCCAGTTGATGTATCAGTAAACGTAACGGCGGCTAGACAATGAATGATATTGAAAAGTCAATTGCACCATTAATTGAAGATCAGTTTCCTGAGTTTTATAAAACTGACGGTCCAAATTTTATTGCATTTGTAAAAGCATATTATGATTTCATTTCAGATGGCGGAAATGAAGCTAGAAACATACTGACTTATCGTGATATTGATACTACTATAGATCAGTTCCTTAATAAGTTTAAGGATGAGTACTTAAATGGTATTCCTTATCCTACATTTGCAAACACAAGAAATATTGTAAAGCATATTCAAGATCTTTATAAGTCTAAAGGTAGTAATCAATCTATTAAATTACTTTTCAGATTGATCTTTGGTATTGATGCTGAAATATATAACCCAGGTTTAGACATCATCAAACCTTCTGACGGTAAGTGGATTATTCCACGTTATCTTGAGTGCAATAAAAGCAATAAGTCTTTTTCATTAATCGGCCAAATCATTAAAGGATCTATCACAGGATCTACTGCATTTGTTGACTCAGTAGCAAGAAAGAAAGTAGCCGGAAAATTCTTAGATATTGTATACATCAGTGATATACAAGGTCAATTTTTAACTGGTGAGATTATCAGTGCAGATGGAACATTAGAAGATGCACCAAAGATTGTTGGATCTCTTAATGAGATCACAGTAACTAATGGTGGAACCAATAACAAAGTTGGTGATCTTCTTTCAGTTACATCGTCTGATGGTAAAGGTGGAATCGGAATTGTAACTAGTACTTATGATGGTTCTGGTATTGTAAGCTTTAACTTACGAGATGGTGGTTATGGATATGAACAAACTAACACATCGGTGTATATCTCTAATCTAGTTATTTCAGTTTCAAATTCATCAAGTTATTTCCCACCATTAGGAAGATTAATTCAACCTATGCAAGAGTTTGAATACGAGACTCTTAATGGTGTTTTATTTGCTGTAGGTGATTATGTAAATGGATACGATTCATCCAATACTATACAAGCAAATGGATTTGTTATTGCAATTAAGAATGCTACAGCTAATAGCGGTAATCTTATCATTAGTGTTACTAATGGTGATTGGAATTATGCTACAAGCTATATTGCAACAGTCAATAATACTTCAAACGCAGTATACTTTAATAGTAATGATATTACGGCATTTGCTACAGTAGTTGATTCTAATTCTTCACAAATTGGTATTGTATCAAATACTGCACCAATATACTCAAAAGGAACAGTGTTCTTATTTGAGACTAATCCTATTGGTATCATAAGCAGCAGCAATACATCTCATGTTGTCACAGGCAATAATACAGTCTTTACTGAGTTTGTTTTGCCTGGTGACTTCTTATATATTAGATCATCAAATGCAATTATTGGAACTGTTGCTTCAGTTGCAAATGATATATCTTTAACACTTACCAGCAACTGCGCTGTAACTCTTACAGCCAATACACAAATTTGGCGTGGATCAAGAATTGCTTATGCTAATACTGGATCAATATATGATGTTGCAGCATCAGGTGCTAATTTTTCTTTAGGCAGTATCATTAATCCTGAAACTATACGCATTAATACTGATATTATATCATCCAATAATACAACTAACACAAATTTTTTAGATATTCTTGTTAGTGGAAATAATTCAGGTGTATCTGGAAATAGTTATGGATTTCCTTTAAAGCCTACTGCAAATATTAATAGTGTTATCTCATCAGTTCTTAACTACAATGCTGTTACAATTGGATCAATTCAAAGTATTTCAAAGATCAATGTTGGTAGATTTTATAATGCTAGTCCTTTTGTTTATATTCGTGATAACAATATAGCAGACTATGATAGATATAATCTGCAAATAAATCTTGGAACAACTAACAATAGATTTGCTGCTAATACGTTCTTATATCAAGATCAAATTGTTAATTTCTATGATCTATTACTTGGATCTACTACTGGTACGTTCCAAATTGGTGAAGGGGTTATACAGCATACATCAAATGCACATGGTATTGTTGCAGAAATAAACTCTCCTCATATAAGAGTTAATACTGTTTCTGGTACATTTAATGGAACCGACTATATTATTGGACAAACCAGCGGTGCTAATGCTACACCAAACAGCATATCAAGCAATACAATTACAGTTCAAGCTCGAGCATTTATTAAGTCTGCAATTTCTAATACAATTGTAGTCGAACAAGAATCATATACGCATCAATTCAATACTAGTGATGCAATATACAGTATTGATGCATTAGGTGTTAAGACGGGTCAAGGAACTGTAAAAACAGTTTATACGGTACCATCTAAACAAATGGGAACAAATGCAAATGTTGTTGCAAATGTGTCTTCTTCAGTTGGAATTGCAAATACAGTTAAAGTTATTTCATCAGGATTTGGATATTCTGAAGCTATTCAATTACAATTGATTAATCTTATATCAAATAACGCAGGAATTATCTTTGGTCAAGCTAATGTCTATACAGCAGGAGTTGCTAATGGATATTGGCAAGATAATAGAGGTAAACTAAATTCTGACAAATATATACATGATAATTACTTCTATCAAGAGTATTCATATCAAATAAGATC